GCCGCCACAGCGTCGGCGCCTACCAGGAGGGCATCACGCGCCCCATGGGCGACGTCGCCGACCCGCAGGGCTACGCCGACACCACGAAGCTCCGCTACCTCGAGCGTCAGACCCGCGCCGCCAAGCGCGTGCAGGCCGCGGCCATGGATGACGCAGCGGCGCAAGCAGCCGGCGTGCGGGTGCGGGCCTACCAGGCCAAGATACGGGCCCACGTCGCATCCACGACGGCCAAGAGACAGCCCGTGCGCGAGCGCCTGGGCGCCCTGTGAAAGTGCACGCGCCTCGCCTTGCCGCTTTGCGTAAGGGTGAGAGGTACACGTCGGCCTGACGCCGGCCCCGAGTAGCCCAGGAGGCTATCGCCATGACAGACGAAGAGAAGACCGCTGCCGAAACCAAGGCCGCTGAGGATGCTGCCGCGAAGGCCACATCTGACCAGGCTGTCGTAGCTGCAGCCGGCGCTGGAAGTGCCGCCGCTGCCGTCGCGCCTGACGACGTGGCCAGCCTGCCCAAGTGGGTGCAGGAAAAGCTCGCGAAGGCGGACAAGCTGAACGGCGACGACGCAGGCTACCGCGTCAAGCTGCGCGAGACAGAGGAGAAGCACAAGGCGACGCTCGATGCGTTCGCCAAGGCCCTGGGGCTCACCCCAGAGGACGATCCCGCCAAGGCCGCCCAGACGGCAGCCGACGAGCGTGATGCTGCTCGCCTCGAAAACAAAAAGACGCAGGTTGAGAACGCTGTCCTGCGCGCCGCCAGCAAGAACGGCGCCGACCCCGAGTCCTTGACGGACTCACGTTCGTTCATGCGCCAGCTCGAGGCCATCGACCCGGCGGCGGACGACTTCGCCACGCAGGTCGAGACGGCTATCAAGGCGGCCGTCGAGGCGAACCCCTCGCTGAAGACCGTCCCCGCCGCGCCGGCCCGCTCAGGCGGCCACGTGGGTGGCGCCGCGCCCACCGGCAAGCAGTCCGACGATCCGCAGCAGCGTTCTCGCGACTACTACGCGGCGCAAGCCGACAAGTAAATCAGCCCCCCGGCCTGGCGCCGGGGTGACGTGAGGCCTGGCGCTTCTCGTCTCGGAATCGAAATCATCGAGACAGGAGTACGCAATGGCACTGACCCTGGCGGAAGCCAACAAGCTCACCGAGAACCCGATCGTCCCCGGCATCGTCGAGACGTTCGTCAAGGAGAGCCCGGTCATCGACCGCATCCCCTTCAAGGACATCGCCGGCAACGCCTACCGCTACAACGAGGAACTGGCCCTGCCGGGCGTCGAGTTCCGCGCCGTGAACGCCGCCTATGCGGAGTCGACCGGCACCGTGAACCCCAAGACGGAGTCCATCGTCATCCTCGGCGGCGACGCCGACGTGGACACCTTCCTCGTCAAGACCGGCGGCAACCTCGCCGACCTGCGCACCACGCAGAACAACATGAAGGCCAAGGCCGCGGCCTACAAGTTCGACGACACGTTCATCAACGGCGACACCGCCGCCGACGCGAACAGCTTCGACGGCCTCAAGAAGCGTCTCACCGGTGCTCAGGTCATCGCCGCCGCGACCAACGGCCTGGCCGTCCTTGGCGCCGACGACAACGCCCGCCACACGTTCTTCGACCAGCTCGACGCGCTCATCGCCGCGGTGCTCGGCATCAACGCCAGCAACGGCGCGCTGTACATGAACGCGGCCGTCAAGGCGAAGATCGCCTCTTCGGCTCGGCGCCTGACCACCTACGACCAGACGGTTGACAGCTTCGGCCGCCATATCCAGCAGTACAACGGCATCCCTCTGCTCGACATCGGTAACAAGGCCGACGGCACGCTCGTCATCCCGCAGACCGAGACGCAGAACACGTCCGGCGCCATCTGCTCCTCGATCTACGCCGTCAAGTTCGGCAGCGGAGAGGACGACGGCAGCGTCACCGGCCTGCAGAACGGCACCCTCGACGTCCGCGACCTCGGCGAGCTCGACACCAAGCCGTGCTTCCGGACCCGTCTCGAGTGGTTCGTTGGGCTCGGCGTGTTCCACGGCCGGGCGGCTGCTCGCCTCACCGGCGTCCTGGCTTCCTAAGCACGCTGGTCCCCAAGGCTGCGACTGGTGCGCGCCTTGGGGACCAGTCCCTCCCCTTCTCTGACTGGAGTCGCCATGAGTGACAAGACCGACAAGACCGAGCCCGTCGAAGGCGTCGCGTCGAAGGCCCAAAACGACAAGCTGAAGCACAGCGAGGGCGGGGTCACGACCCGCGACGATGCCCTCGACTTGGGCGTCCCGATGCTGCAGGGCGACCCTTCGGAACCGCAGGGTCCCGAGGACGCCTTGGGCGAGGGTCCCAAGCGCGGGGACTACCGCGACCGCATCGGCGGGTCTGGCTACCAGCCTCACAGCGGCGAGAAGCCGCAGCGCCCGAACGCTGATGACATCGGCGAAGCCAAGGGCCTCAAGGGCGGCGTAGAAACAGCCGCGTCCAAGCCCGAGAAGGACTGACCGCGGCGATGACTGACAAGACCGAGCCGTTCGCCACCGGCGGAATAGTCAAGGGGCCGATACTCACCAAGCTTGGTGACATCAGCGAGGTCGTGATTCCCAACGCGCCCAAGCCCAAAAAGAAGGCTGCGGCGCGCACCGAGCGTTACCCGTTCACGAAGCCCGACGGCGAGGTCGTGACCATCGAACACGACCTTGAGACCGGCACGACCAAGATCGTCGGTAAGGCGGCCTGACCATGACCGCCTACGCCACCAGCGCCGAGTACGCCACGTTTGCTGGCGGCACGACCCCCGACGACCTCCCCCGCCTTATCGACCGGGCGGGGGAGGTCGTTGACGACTTCACCCGCACGGCCGTCTACGAACACGACTCCGATGGCCTGCCCACGGGCGCCATCGAGATCGCCGCCTTCCGGGACGCCGCTTGTGCGCAGGTCGAGTTCTGGCTGGCCGGCGACGAAGAGGACGACGTGCTGGGGCCGCTATCGGACCTGACCATCGGCAACGTCAAGGCGGGGTTTGCTTCCCCTCTGGTGCTAGCGCCTCGTGCAGGCCGCATCCTGCGGGCGGCCTTTCTCTACCGTGGCGACCCGGTGACGCTGTGAAGAAGGCGCCATGGTGGCTTGAAGTGTCAGCGCCACGGAATGACTGCGGCGAGATCGTTGTGGACGTAAAGATTCGGCGTCTTGCGCAGCCGTATCTGCTCATGCGCGAGGGCCTGAAGATGGTCGCGCAGTTCCCGTGGCGAGACCGGCCGAAGGCCCTTTGCGTCGTGCTTCGCACCGCTGCCACCGCGCAGATGCACTCGTTCGTCGTCAACTTCACCAAGGGCGGCGTCGCATGAAGATTCGGCGGTCAATGCTCAAGGACACGGTCACCGTCGAGACCTACGCCGGCGACGGCTCCTACGGTCCCGTCTACGCCGAACCCGTCGTCGTGCCTTGCAACGTGCAGATGAAGCGTCGCCTCGTGAGGACCGCAAGCGGCGACGAAGCTGTGGACATGCCGGTGCTGACCGTCCACCCCGACGACGTGTCCATGTTCACGCCCGAGACGCGCCTTACGATAGCGGGCCGCGCCAGCACCGTGCTGTCCGTCGCGCCTGAGACGTTTCGCGGGCGCATGAGTCACGCCGAGGTGAGCGGCTCATGACCCTGCACCTCAAATGGTACGGCCCCAAGGTCAAGGACTCCGAGCGCAAGGGCGCGGCGCGGGGGCTCTATTTCGGCGCCGAGCACGTCGGCGAAGAGTCGGACCGCGTCATTCCGCTCGAAGAGGGCACGCTGGAGCGCTCCAAGGCCGTCAGCGTCGACGAGGGTGCGCTACAGGCCGCCGTCTCGTATGACACGCCTTACGCGGTCATCCAGCATGAGGATCTGACCTTTCACCACGACGCTGGTCGCCAAGCCAAGTACCTCGAGACGCCAATCAACGATGCCGGCGTGAAGCGTAAGGTTGAAGACCTCATCGCCCGCGAGATCAAGGCGGCGCTCGGATGACCCTCGCCGCCGGATTCCAGAGCAACCTGCTCACCGGCCTCGCCGTCCACCTTGCGGCGAACGGCCTCGGCGCAACCTGGAACACGTCCGGCGCTTACACCGCGCTGCAGACGGGACTCGTGCTCGGCAGCATCCCGCAGTCGCCAGACCGGATCATCACGCTCACCGTGTACGACTCCGACGACGACCCAGCGCTGTCGGATTCGGCGGTGCGCGTGCAAGTTCGCTGCCGCGCCGAGGGCGGCGACAAGCGCAAGGTCGACGACCTCGACGATGCCATCTTCAACCTGCTGCAGAACAAGCTCGACGTCACGCTCTCAACGGGTGTCACGGTCGGGCAGATTCACCGCGTGTCAGGACCGGCCAGCCTCGGGCAAGACGGAAACTCGAGATGGTCCACCTCATCCAACTACTCCGTCGCGGCCCATCGGCCGTCAGCAAACCGCACGTAAAGGAGCGCGACCATGCCAGTAGCAGCAAGAGTACCCCTCGGCGCCAGCACGTTCGTTCACAAGTGGTGGGTGCAAGTGAACGACACAGAAGGTGTGGGCGGCGGTACGTTCGAACTCCCCGAATGGGTCGACATCCTCGGGACAAACGACTTCGTTTTCGCCATTGAGCCCTCGACCGAGGACGACGGCGACTTCGACAGCCCCGGCTGGGGCTCCGAAACCACCACGAGCCGCAAATGGAAGGCCGATACAACCCTGCTTCGCAAGACCAAGGAAAACGACCCAACCGCCTATGACGACGGGCAGGAGATCTGCCGTGACGCCGGCTTCGAGCTCGGCGCCCTCAACCGCGTCGACGCGCGCATCTTCGAGATGACCGAAGGCGGCCCCAAGGTCGAGGCCTACCGCGGCTTCGCCTCTGTGCAGTGGGCTCCCGCGGGCGGCGACAACAAGGCTATCGACAAGGTGAAGCTGACCCTCAGCGGCAGCGGTCTGCTCTCGAAGATCACGCATCCCGCAGCCACCGTCTAAGCCGGGAGGCAGACAATGGCCTTCCGTGATTTGGACGAGTTCCTGACCGTCAAGCCACTGGTGCTGCCTATCGGGGGGAAGCAGTACGCCTTCCCCGGCGACGTGTCCGGCGAGTCGTGGCTGCTGCTGGAGATCGTCGGTCAGACGATGCGCTTCGGCGGCGACGTCGACGCAGTGGCGTTCACGAGCGAACAAGAGACCGCGCTCAAGGCCGAGATGTTCGGCGCGACGCGGGACGAGATGATTGCCGACGACTGCAGTGGCGCGCAGCTCGACGCCGTCTTCCAGACGCTCCTGTCCTACCACCTCAGCGACCGCAACCTCGAGGTCGCCGAGGCCGTCTGGAACGCGCAGGGGCAACCCCCGGAAGTGCCGGCCCCGAACCGAGCGGCCCGCCGCAGCAAGAGTACCAAGGCTACGGCGAAGTCGACCCGGCGTCGGGGCTCTACCGGTGGTACGACTTCAGCGAAGACGACGCCCCCGGCCCCGGCGCCACCTGGCCCGACATCCTCGAGCACTGGGAGCTGATAGAGGCCGACATGCACGAACGCTACGGCATAGACATGAGTGAGCCGGGCCTGCTCGAGCGGCGCCCCAGCCGTTGGCTGCGGGTGCGCATCCTCGGCCTGCTCGGCGTCGATTCGCGGCTACTCGATGCACTGACGAAGCCGCAGGAGGTGAGTAAGCCATGATGACCGTCGGCGAGCTGGTTGCCTACCTCAGGCTCGACGACGGCCAGTTCAACCGCGGTCTCGACCAGGCTCACAGCAAGATCGGCCGCGTCGGTGGCGCGATAGGTACAGCGGTCAAGCGCGGCGCAGTGGTCGCCGGGGTGGCCATCGCTGGCCTCGTCGGCACAACCCTCGTCAAGGGCTTCAAGCGCCTGACTGCCATAGAAGACGCGAGTGCATCGCTGCGGGGGTTGGGGCACAGCGCCGAAGAGGTCACGCTCATCATGGCCAGCGCGCGGGAGGCCGTCCTGGGGACCGCCTTCGGCCTCGACGAAGCCGCCAGTATCGCTGCAAGTTCGGTCGCTTCCGGTATCAAGCCGGGTCAGCAGCTTGAGTCGACCCTGCGGCTGGTGGCCGACGCAGCGACGATCGGCAAGACGTCCCTGGGCGAAATGGGAGCGGTGTTCAACAAGGTCGCCGCATCAAACAAGATGCAGGGCGACGTTATGGCCCAGCTCAACGACACGGGCATCCCGATCCAGCAGTTTCTCGCCAAGTCTTTGGGCGTGACGATCGACAAGGTCTACGAGCTGTCGAAGGCCGGGTCGATCTCCTTCCCAATGTTCGCTAAGGCAATGAAGGAGGGGCTCGGCGGCGCCGCGCTGGCGTCCGGCAACACAACCATTGGCGCATGGAAGAACATGGTGACCGCGCTGTCGCGCTTCGGCGCCGATGTCCTTTCGGGCATCTTCCCCAGCTTCAAGGTCGCCTTCAACAAGGTCGGCGCCTACCTCGACCAGCTCGGCAAGAAGTACAGCCCGATATTCAAGGCGTGGGGCGAGAAGGTGTCCGCCGCCTTCAAGACAGGCGGCTTCACGGGCATGTTCAAGGCCATGCTGCCCGCCGGCGTAGGCGACACCCTCATCACGACCTTCAACGTCATCAAAGACACCACGGTCACCATCGTCAGGGTGATCGGTACTATCGCCGGCGTGTTCGGCAAGCTGCCCGGCGCGCTGCAGAAGTTCGCCATCGGGGCCGGCGTGCTGGCACTGGCGCTGGGCAAGTTCGGCCTCCTGGGCAGTGCCAAGGGCCTCTTCGGCGGCCTCCTGGGCAAGGTCGGCGGCGGCGCGGCCACAGAGGTGCCGCTCACGACCGCTGTCGGGCTCAACACGGCGGCCACTGAGGCGAACACGCTGGCGCTGCTGAAAGGTGGCATTTTGGGCGGCGGCGGCAAGACGGTGGCTACTCCGCTTACGCCGAAGCCGCGAACCTTCTACGTGGACTCAGCAGGAAACACGACCACAACCAAGCCCGCTCCCGTAGTCCCGCAAGGGTCACTGGGGCGCCGGGACGTTGGTATGTTCGGTGGCATAGTGGCGTCGATAGCCGTTGCGACCGGGCTGGGCGTCATTGTGGATGCCTATGACAAATGGAAAGCGTCAGCCGACGAAGCGGCTGCATCCTCGGACACCGCAAGCGCCGCCCTCAAAAGGAACGCCGACAAGCTTGGCCCCGAGTTCGTCGCGAAGATGCAGGACGCTATCAACCGCGACACCTACAAGTCGCCGGGAGTCGGAGGTTGGGCAAAATCCTTCGTTGAGGGGAACTTCGACACCTGGATAAAGCCGCTCTGGGAAGGCCTCCAGGGCCACAAGGTCGGCGAAGAGGAGGGGAAGAA